CGGGCCTCGCTTGTGCCGGCGCCGGCACCGCGTTTTCATCACCTCCCGCGGCGCGCCCCGGCGCAAAGGGGGCCATGGGCCGCAGCCATGAACAGGGGGCCTGCGCTTGCACGCAGACCCCTGTTCTCAATATCAAAACTGGCGGAGAGGGTGGCCGCCTAGGCCATGAATCACGCTATGTCAGGAGGTGTCACGCGGCGCGTATGTCGTTGATCCGCCATTAAATACTTGCGTCACCCGGTATCAGGGCGCACCATGCCACAACCCACGAAATTGTGGGACCTGATGATGGGAACGCAAGTTTGGCGGAGAGTCTGGCAATGCCCAAGAAAGCAAAGGAATTGACCGCGTATCAAGTGGGCCGGCTGGAGCCCGGGATGCACGCCGCCGGCGGTGCCACCGGGCTCTATTTGCGCGTGTCCGACACCGGCGCGCGAAACTGGATCCTGCGGGCGACCGTGGGGAACCGCCGCCGGGATATGGGCCTGGGCGGATGGCCTGACGTGCCGCTTGCAGAGGCCCGCGAGCGCGCCCGAGCGGCCCGCCGGAAGATAGAGCGGGGTCACGACCCGATCGAGGAGCGCAAGACCGCCAGGCGCGCGCTGGTGGCGGTGCCGACCTTCAAATGGTGCGCCGAGCAAACCATCGCGGCCAAGCGCCCGGAATGGAAGAACGCCAAGCACGCCGACCAATGGGCCAGCACGCTGGAGACCTACGCATTCCCCACCGTGGGCAAGCTGCCGGTAGACATGGTCCAGCTCTCGCACGTGGTCGGCGTGCTGAGCCCGCTATGGGAGGCCAAGACCGAAACGGCCAGCCGGCTGCGGATGCGCATGGAGGCGGTGCTGGCCTGGGCGACGGCCAGCGGCTACCGCACCGGCGACAACCCGGCACGCTGGCGCGGCAACCTGGACGCGGTGATGGCCAAGCCGGGCAAGCTGGCCAAGGTGAGGCACCACGCCGCCGTGCCAGTGGACGAGATTCACGGATTCGTCGCGGCACTGCGCAAGCGCGAAGGCATGGCGGCACGCGCGCTGGAGTTCGCCATCCTGACGGCGGCACGCTCCGGTGAGGTTCGCGGCGCCACCTGGGGTGAGATCGACACAGACGGCGCTGTGTGGACGATCCCGGCCGAGCGGATGAAGGCAGGCAAGGAGCATCGTGTCCCGCTGTCCGCGCCCGCCCTGGCGCTGCTGAAGGCCCTGCCGCGCATGGCCGGCGATGACCACGTGTTCCCCGCCCCGCGCGGCGGTGCCATGTCGGATATGAGCCTGTCGGCCGTAATGCGCCGGATGGAGGTGGACGCGGTCCCGCACGGTTTCCGGTCCACGTTCCGTGACTGGGCGTCTGAGCGCACCGCCTACCCGCGCGACGTAGCAGAAATGGCCCTGGCGCACACCATCGGTGACAAGGTGGAGGCGGCCTACCGGCGCGGCGACCTGCTGGCCAAGCGCACGAACATGATGGCCGACTGGGCCAGGTTCATCGACACAGCGCCGGCATCGGCCGACGTTGTGCAGCTGCGGATTGGGCATGGCCGCGAAGCCTAGCCATCCTGCCGGCATGGCGGGAACGCGCCCGACCGGCAGGCCGCGCAAGATCCGATCCCGGCCGACTTCAGGAGTCGGTGGCCGGCCATTTACGGAGAGCGAGTCGCAGACGCTTGTAAAGATCGGCGTGCGGTATGCCGACGACGCCTTCGACCGCGACAAGCTACTGGACAGCCTGTGGATGGCCCACGGCAGTTATGAGGCGGACGACGCGGCCAGCAGGGAGCAAGTTGGCATCGCAGAGGAGCTGCGCGACATCGAGGCTATCCAAGCGGACGCGGCGCGGGTGCGCGTCTTGTTGGCGACGCAGGCTGATGCGCAAGACCCCGCGTCATGCATCGGGCCGGCCGCCGCGCTTTCGCTGCGGATGGCCAACTTCCCCAACATGGTTGCCACCGCAACTACCGCGATGCCGGAAGGCATCGACTTCATGCACGCTCAATTGCGACTCGCGAAATGGCTAGTGAGGGTGCGGCACTGGCCACAGCACCGCGCGCGGCTACTGGCCGACATCGACTTGGTGCTGTCGGTTTGTGATCGGGTGCCGATCCCTGCGGGGGGCACCAAGCGGTTCAAAGGTGCGCGCAAACGTTTTGAGCGTGACGTGGCCGCTATCTATCGTGCACAGCTGCATCCGGCGCGTGTTGCCCTTTGGCGTGAATCCAGAGATGGGCGCAACGACCCGCCGCCGCCGGACAGTGGCCGGGCCTTCGCCCGTGCCGTGATGGAGGCGCTTGGCGTCCCCTTCGAGGTCAAGCGCGGCAAGGGCTAGAGAGTTTCGGCCGAGATATTGGAAAGTGGCAGCGGCCGGCCTGCATATTGTTCGTGTCACCCAACAACCTGAGGTGGCACAACATGGCTGCACAAATCCCGTTCGACCGTCTGCCCGATGTCGCGCTGGTGCGCGAGCGCGAGATGATTCAAATCCTGCCGTTTTCCTCGCCTACCTTGTGGCGGCGCGTCAAGACCGGCGAGTTTCCCCAACCCGTTCGACTGCCTGGCCGCATAACCTGCTGGCGCTGGGGCGAGGTGCGCGGGTGGCTTGATTCGCAGGGGAGGACCGCCGCATGAGCGCCACCCCCGACCGCACGCCGCAGGTGCGCGTAGCCGAGCTGCTGACAGCCGCCGATGCACTGGTGGCCGCCCTTCAGCGGCTCCAGTTGGATCCAACCCCCGGGCGTGCCGAGGCAATCGCGGCGCACCTGCATGCAATGCACCGTGCCGCCGGGATCCTGGCCATAGCACTTGGCGAGCTGATCGCTGGGGAGGTGGCCTGATGGTTGCGATACCAGAAAGAAACCCCGGCTGGCGGGCCGGGGTCTCGGGGGGCGCAGGCGTTGGCAGGCTGCCCACCGATCATAACTCACCAGCAGCGCTTGTGCAACCAAACCTGGAGGAGACCGCCCGCTTCTTGCGCCTGCTGGATCCAACCGCCGAGTCCTTGCATTTTCGAACCTACGCCGACAAGGGGGGCGCCGGCGGCGGGCGCAACTATCACGGGACGCTGGAGTTTCTCAAGACCCAGCTGCAGCTTGACAACGGCAAGGGCCGGGGCGTGTGCGTGGTGGTCAACGAGGGCGGGCAGAAAGACGACGACATCACCCGCGTCCGGGCCGTATTCGCAGACTTCGACGACGGCGACAAACCGCTGCCGCCGCTGCCGCTCGCGCCGCACGCCATCATCGAAAGCAGCCCGGGCAAGTACCACGTCTATTGGTTGACTGACGGACTGCCCGTGGAGGAGTTCGAGCCGCTACAGCGGCGCATCGTGGCCGCGCTTGGCAGTGACTCGAGCGTGTGCAACAAGTCGCGGGTGATGCGCCTGCCGGGTTTCGTGCACCACAAGGCCGAACCGTTTCTGTCGCGCATCATCCACGAATCCAGCGAGCCCGCGTATGCCCCTGAGCGCGTCCTTGAGGCGTTCCCGGTGCGGGAAGCCACGCCACTACGGCAGACCCCCGCGGCGGGCGCAGCAGAGCGCACAGGCACCCGTGCGGGCACAGGCGCACGCGTAGTGGACGTGGAGCGGCATGGCGACATGCTGAAGATGGCGGCGCGTCTTGCCAGGAGCGTGCACTTTGATGGGGTGGCTGAAGCATCGGCGCTGGCGCTGCTGCATGCCGAAGCCGAGCGCGGACGGTGGACGCGAGACATGCCGGCCGACGAACTCGATCGGGCTTTTTACGGTGCGCTGGACAAGTGCCGCTCAGGTGAGTGGCGGCAGGCCGATAAGGCGGACGTGGAGGACGTGGAGGACGCCGAGCCGCGTTTGGTCGAGGTGGACGTCACCGACGTGATGAGCGCGCATGTGGAGCCGCCGTCATTCGTTATCACCCCGCTGATACCGCGATCGCACGTCACGCTCCTGGGCGGGCACGGCGGCGCGGGCAAGTCCATGCTGGCCCTGACCTGGGCCGCGCACGTAGTGTGCGGGCAGCCGTGGGGCAGGTTCGCGGGGGAGCAGTGCAACGCCGTGTTCGTGAGCCTGGAGGATCCCGGCGAGCTGGTGCGGTTTCGCCTGCGAAGGATCATCGAGACCTACGGACTGGACGCGGGCGCGGTGGCCGCTGGCCTGCGCATCCTGGACGGCACCGATGCATCGGCGGCGCTGATGACGGAGGTATCCGAGTTCGGCGCCCGCCGGCTGGTGGCGACCCCCACAATGCTGGAGATCGAGCAAACGGTGGCCGGTGCCGGGCTGGTGGTGGTGGACAACGCCAGCGATGCATTCGACGGCGACGAGAACAACCGGCGGCAGGTGCGGACCTTCATCCGGCGCCTGGCCGGGATCGCCAAGGGCAACGGCGGGGGCGTGGTGCTGCTGGCGCATATCGACAAGCACGCGGCGCGCTATGCCAGCAACGGCAACACCTACAGCGGCTCCACGGCCTGGCACAACTCGGCCCGTTCGCGGCTGGCGCTGGTGACCGATGAGAACGGCGGCATCGAGCTACTCCACGAGAAATGTAACTTGGCCAAGCTGGCCGACCCGGTACGCCTGGCGTGGAGTGACTTGGGCGTGTTGACCCCCGTGGCGGTGGATGCAGGGGGAGCGCCCGCCGGTGAATCCCTGGTGGCGGCGATAGATGCAGATGCGGTGCTGGGGGTGGTGGAGATGGCGGTCGCGGCGGGGATCACCGTGCCGACGGCAACATCTGGGCCGGCCACAGCCTGGCACGCGCTGCAGCCGCTGCCGGAGCTGGGGCAGGCCTATCGCCAGAAAGACGGCAAGCGCCGGGTTCATGCCGCGTTGATCCGGCTGGGGCGTGAGGGCCGGCTGGTGCGCGGGCTGTTTCGGACGGCATATCGGAATGATCGGGAGTGCTGGCAACTCCCGCAGACTACCGCAGGTGGTGAAAAAAACACCACAAAAACTGCTGCAGATATATCCCCTATAACCCCTAGCGCACTACCGCAGCGCCTGGGGGCGTGCGGGAGTGCTGCTAGTGCACTAACTCCCGCAACTCCCGCAACTCCCGCAGCCGCCTACCGCCGGGCGACTGAGGGGGGGTGATGGGGAGAGCGGCGTAGCAGGTCGTGCCACAACTTGTGGCAGCACCTGCAAACGTAGTGGCGCTACAAGTCCATGCGCTCGACGGTGCCACGGTTGGTCTTACTGGCGGCGGCTTTGGCAGTAGTCGTCGCGTTTGTACTGGCCCGCGAATTGGTGCGCACACTAGTTGTGTGCTCACCATAATCAATTTTCTCACCGGCGCGCGGCTTGCTCACTTCATGCTGCACCTTCGCCGCCTCGCTGCGCTTGCGGTTCGCCGCGGCCTGGATCCGCCGACATTCTGCGCAATTCACCCGTGAAGTCTCACTAATAGTTTGCGTCGCCAAGTGTCGCCAAGTATCACCAACAATTATGTTTGCACCTGTCGCGCGCCCGTGTTATCTCGCGACTAACCAAACCACGAGAAAACCCATGTCACTCCAAGCCATCCGCGAGCAGCGCAGCGCCAAAGTTGCCGAAGCCCGCAGCATTCTTTCTGCCGCCGGCGACCGCGCACTCACGGCTGACGAAACGGCCAAGTTCGACGCGATCAAGGCCGAGATCCAGAGTCTGGAGGCCGCCGAGGCCCGCGCACAGTTCATGGCCGAGGCCGAACGCCGCGCGCCTGGGACGCCGGTGTCTGGCGACTCGCACGGGCTCGAGCAGCGGGTGAGCCTGCTGTCCGTCATTCGCAGCATGGTTGAAGGCCGGGCACTGACCGGCGCCGAGGCCGAGATGCACGCCGAGCTTGAACGCCGCCACGGTGCAGCCAAGCATGGCGGCATCCTGGTGCCGCTGGCCGCATTCGAGCGACGCGCCACCACCACGGCAACCGCGCCGGAGCTGGTTGGCACTGCGCACATGGCCGACCAGTTCATCGGGCCGCTTCGCAACAGCCTGCTGGTGCGGACCTTGGGCGTGCGCACGCTGTCGGGCCTGGTGGGCAATATCAGCATCCCGAAGGCCGGCACCGGCCTGTCTGTCGGTTGGGTGGCCGAGGGTGCCGCGTTGCCTGAAAGCGATATGACTTTCGACGCAATTACCCTGACCCCCAAGACCGTTGGCGGCATCACCGAAATGAGCCGGCAGCTTATCTTGCAGTCCGCGCCGGACATCGAGGCATTGGTGCGCGACGACCTGAGCTTTGCCATCGCCGCCGCCGTCGATACCGCGATCATCTCGGGCACCGGCCTGGCCGGGCAGCCGCAGGGCATTATCGGGCGCGCTGGTGTGCAGACTGCCGCAATGCCGGTTGACTGGGACGACATCCTGGCCATCGAGCAGCAGCTCGCCGCCGTGAATGTTTCGCCGTCCGGCTGGTACACCACCCCGGGCGCCCTGACGGTACTGCGCGGCACGCTCAAGGCCGGCACGGCCGGTTCTGACTATCTCGCCACGGCCAGCCGCATCGGTGAGCTGCCGGTCGCATCGTCCAATGCCGCACCTGCCGGCGTGGCCATCCTGGGCGACTGGACGCAAGTCCTGCTGGGCCAGTGGGGCGCCGTCGAGCTGCTGGTCAACCCGTACGCCGAAACCCCTTACCGTCGCGGCGGTGTCCTGGTTCGCGCGATGGCGTCGGTTGACGTTGGCGTGCGCCACGAAGAAGCGTTCGTTGTCGCTGGCCCGTAACGTGACCGATAGCGTGATCGAGCAGCGCTTTGCATCGGGCGCAGCACTGGAGGGCCGCCAGCTTGTCGGGCTGGCCGCGCCGTTCAATGCTGAAACCCGCATTGCCGACTTTCGCGAGCGCATCGCGCCAGGCGCATTTTCCGCGACGCTGGCAAGCGGCCGTGACATTCTGGCCCTGGCCGACCACGACGCCGGCAAGGTGCTGGGCCGCACGTCCACGGGCAGCTTGCGGCTGAGTGAAACCGCCGCCGGGCTGGAGTTCGGCATCGACCTGCCGGATACCAGCACGGGCCGCGACCTGCGCGCACTGGCTGCCCGTGGTGACCTGGGCGGGGTGAGCATCGGCTTTCGTGCCGTCCGCGACTCATGGGCCGGCGAGGTGCGCACGCTGCACGAAGTCGAGCTTGCCGAGGTTTCAATTGTGCAGTCCTGGCCGGCCTATCCCACCACGACCGTGTCACTTCGCAGCAGGCAGCAGGTCGGGCAACACGCACTCCTGCGCTACTGGCTGGAGACCTGCCGGTGAGGTGGCCGTGGAGCAAGACCGAGACGCGCGCGGTTGATCCGTCCTGGGGCGCATTGCTTAGTCAGGGTGCGATGTCCGACTCCGGGCAATACGTGGACGCACGCTCCGCCGAGGGCGTGGCGACCGTGTTCGCCGCCGTGAACCTCATTGCCGGCACCGTGGCCAGCCTGCCGCTGCACGTCTACCGGCGACTGGACAACGGCGACCGCGAACGCGCCAGCGATCACCCGCTCGCAAACATCCTGGCCGCGCGCCCGAACGCCACGCAAACCGCCTTCGAGCTGCGCGAGATGCTGACCGCGCAATGCCTGCTGTCGGGCAACGCCTACGCCGAGATCCGAACCGACCGATCCGGCACAGTCACCGACCTGGTGCCGATCAACCCGCGTGATGTCACCGTGGTGAAGCTGGCCGGCGGACGGCACCGGTACGACGTGACCACGGACGGCCGTATGCGCTCGCTGCTGGCCGAGGAGGTCCTACACCTGCGCGACCGGTCAGAGGACGGCCTGGTGGGCCGCAGCCGCGTGCAGGTGGCCCGGGAGACGCTGGGCGGTGCGCTCGCTTTGCAGACGCATGGCAACCGCGCATTCGCCAACGGGACGCGCCTGTCCGGTGTCCTGCAAACCCCGGGCATGCTTTCGGCAGACCAGCACCAGCGGCTTGCAGCGTCCTGGCGCACGCAATACACCGGCGCAGACAACGCCGGCAAGACCGCCGTCCTGGAGAGCGGGCTGGAGTTCAAGCCGTTGAGCATGTCCAACGAGGACGCGCAGTGGTTGCAAGCCCGGCAGTTCAGCGTTGAGGAGGTGGCCCGGCTGTTCAACGTGCCACCTGTCCTATTGGGCGATCTGCGCCACGCCAACTTCAGCAACTCCGTGGAGATGATGCGGCACTTCGTGACCGTCACCCTGCGGCCCTGGCTGTCACGCTGGGAGCAGGCGCTTGAGCGTGCGCTGCTTGGCCCGGTGGCGCGTGGCCGGTACTACATCGAGCACTCGGCCGAGGGGCTGCTGAGAGGTGATGCAGTCAACCGCGCTGACTTCTACGGCAAGGCCATTGCATCGGGATGGATGCTGCGCAGTGAGGCCCGCCGGCTTGAGAACCTGCCCGCTATCGAGGGACTCGACGATGTCCAGCTATAACCGACAGAAAACCCGCGCACTGCACACCAATAGTCCGCAGTGGCGAGCCATCCGCAAGATGGTCTTGGACCGTGAGCCGTTGTGCCGCTACTGCGCCAAGCAAGGGCGGCTTGTCGTGGCAACTGAGGTGGATCACGTCAACAACGACACCTTCGACAACTCACTCGACGCGCTACAACCGCTGTGCAAGTCGTGCCATTCAAGCAAGACCGCGCAGGAGCAGCGCGGCGGTGTCGCGACGATCAAGGGACACGACATCAACGGCAACCCGCTGGATCCGAACCACCCGTGGTGTCGCGAAAGATCGCCAGCGGGATGAGTTTGTTAGCACGCCGCCCCTCCTTTTTTTCATTGCTAAGCCAGGACCAAATATGGACCGCCCTCGCAACCCTCGCAGTGACAGCGCCGCCGCAGCCGTCCAGGCCGCCCAGAACGCCGCACAAGGCCCGCTGAGCCCGCCTGGGCACGTCCCCTTGCCCGATGAAGCGCGCCCGTTCTGGGACGCACTGGTGCGCAACCGTCCGCGCCACCGTTGGAACGATGCTGACCTTGCGACCGCCGCACTGCTGGCGGTGTCGCAGTGGCAGGTCCTCGCGTTGATGACCGATGCAGAGCAGCAGCCGCTGGTGGATAAGCTGGGCCGTCGCATTGCGCTGCTATCCAAACTGCTGCGTGTCGATGCCGAGTCCACCATCGGCAGGCAGCAGGGCAAGACCCTGGAGCTTGAGCGCGAGGCCGAAGGCAACGTGCACCCGCTGATCCGGCGGGCGTGACGTCCTATCGTGACCCGCGCTGATGCCATCATCGAGTTCATCGAGGAGCTTTGCCTGACGCCGGACGGTGCGCAGGTAGGGCAGCCGATGGTGCTGGCCGAGTTTCAGAAAGCGTTCATTCGTGACGTGTACGACAACCCGGCAGGCACCCGCCGCGCTTACCTGAGCGTTGCACGCAAGTCCGGCAAGTCAACCCTCATTGCCGGCTTGTTGCTGGCGAGCTTGATCGGACCTGAAGCCCGGCGCAATGCGCAGATAGTTTCAGGTGCGATGTCTCGCGATCAAGCAGCGCTGGTGTTTCGTGCCGCTGAGCAGATGGTGCGGCTGAGTCCGGTCTTGTCAGAGGTCGTGCGCATCGTGCCGAGTGGCAAGCGGCTGATCGGTCTGCCGCTGAACACCGAATACCGGGCACTGGCCGCCGAGGGCAAGACCGCGCACGGCCTGAGCCCGATATTGGCGATCCTTGACGAAGTCGGGCAGGTGCGCGGCCCGCAGAGCGACTTCATCGACGCGATCACCACGAGCCAGGGCGCGCATGAGGCGCCGCTGTTGATCGCCATATCCACGCAAGCGGCGAACGATGCCGACCTTTTCAGCGTCTGGCTGGACGATGCCAAGGCCAGCAGCGACCCGCGCATCGTGAGCCACGTCTACACCGCGCCCGAGGGCTGCGATCTGCTGGATGAAAGCGCATGGCAGGCAGCCAACCCGGCGCTGGGGATCTTTCGCAACCGAGACGACCTGGCCGAGCAGGCGAAGCAGGCGCAGCGTATGCCGTCGGCCGAGAACATGTTTCGCAACCTGCTACTGAACCAACGGGTGTCCACTGACTCGCCGTTCGTGAGCCCGGGCGTGTGGCAGAGCTGCGCGGGCGAGGTGGCGCCATTCGATGGGCCGGTGTTCGCCGGGCTGGACTTGTCGGCGCGCTTGGACCTGACCTGCATGGTTTTGGTCGGGCGGGTAGACGGCGTGTGGCAGGTGCAACCGCACTTCTGGACGCCGCAGCAGGGCCTGGCCGACCGCGCGCACCGGGACCGTGCACCCTATGACGTGTGGGCACGCCAGGGCTACCTGCGCACCACGCCGGGCGCCAGCGTCGACTATGCGCACGTTGCGGCCGACATTGCCGAGATCCTGGCCGACCTGGACGTGCACGCGATCGCCTTTGACCGCTGGCGCATGGACGTCCTGACCGCCGAGCTGGACCGCCTGGGGCTCACGTTGCCGCTGGTGCCGTTCGGGCAGGGATACCAGAGCATGAGCCCGGCGCTCGATGCGCTCGAGGTCGAGTTACTCAACGGCCGGCTGGCGCACGGCGGGCATCCGGTGCTGACCATGTGCGCGGTGAACGCGACCGTGACCCGTGACCCGGCCGGCAACCGCAAGCTGGACAAGAGCAAGGCGACTGGACGCATAGACGGCCTTGTCGCCCTAGCAATGGCAATGGGCGTGGCACAGAGCGCGCAGGCGCCGGCCGTCGATCCCTACGCCGAGCGAGGTTTGATCTTCATTTAGGCCCGCAGGTACGGCGGCTGGGGGCCTGCGGGCCAGGTCTTCCCCCACCGCGGCGGATTAGCCGGTCAGTGCCGCCTTCATGAAAAACACCGGCAGCCAGGGCGTTTGAGCGGGAGCTCGGCGTGACCTGGCACCCTTTTGCGATCTGGTGGGCCCGATGATGGGAACCAGAAAACGGCCAACAAAAAAGCCACTAGAATCAGTGGCTTATCTGAATGCTTGGCGGAGAGGGTGGGATTCGAACCCACGGTACGCTTGCACGTACGCCTGATTTCGAGTCAGGTACATTCGACCACTCTGCCACCTCTCCGGGTGTCGCACCGCCACTGAGGGCGATCCCGCGGGTCGTTACGCGGCTGGGCATGATACGGGCCACGCCAGCTGCGGACAAGCGCCGGCTATCGCCATCCCGGGTGCGCACAACGTTCCGCTCCAACACAGGCAACCGATCACAGCATCGCGCTCGCCGCTGCCCGATCGATGCGCCGTCGCTTGTGGGCTGTCCGCTTGGACGCGATCATGCCGTTCCCCAGAGAGCGGAATAGGCCACGTTAGGGTTGCCCATGATCGAGTTTGGACACCTCAGCCACGTTGGCTTGCGGCGCGCCCTCAACGAAGACACGTACTACGGCGACAGCGAGCTGGGCCTATGGCTGGTGGCTGACGGGATGGGTGGGCATGCCTGTGGCGAGGTCGCCAGTGCACTGGCCCGCGAGACCATCGTCCGCGAGATCCGCGCCGGCACCTCGCTCGGCCAGGCCATCCGCCTGGCCGACGAGGAAATCATCCGCAGCTCGCGCCGGCGCAACGACTCGCTGCCAATGGGTACCACCGTGGTGGCCGCGCGCGTGCAGGGCAACCGCTTCGAGGTGGCCTGGGTCGGCGACAGCCGTGCCTATCTGTGGCGCGATGGCCAGCTGGCCCAGCTCAGCCAGGACCACAGCTATGTTCAGGAATTGATTGCCCAGGGCGCGCTGACCAGCGAACAGGCCCGCTCGCATCCGCATCGCAACGTCGTCACCCAGGCGCTGGGCGTGACCGATCCCAACCAGCTCAATGTCGAGACCCTCACCGGCGAACTGCGCCCTGGCATGCAGCTGCTGTTGTGCAGCGATGGCCTGACCGAGGAAGTGGACGACCGCAGCATCGCCGCGGCCCTGCGCCAGGAGGACTGCAGCGCGCAGGAAACGGTCGACACACTGATCGCCGCAGCCCTGGACGGCGGCGGCTCGGACAACGTCACCGCGATCCTGGTGCGCTGCAGCTGA